TACATTATTATTAACCGTTTCTATTAGTTCATCTTTATTAACTCTTGTAGCCGTTGAGCCTCTACTAAAATCAAAATCTCCAACACCATCAGTAGGTAAAATTGAGTAAACAGTTCCACTTTTATATCCGCTTGGTATTAATGCTAATTTCGGGTTTTCCATTATCGTTGTGTTATTATTGACGTAGTTGCACAATACCACCATTGACCATCAATTTGAAGCCTTAGCGTTACTGTTTCACCTCTATTTATTTCTATTGATTCTCCAAAATCTAATACTACGGTTTCCCTTACGTTATTACCATAAGAACCTGTTTGACTACCTTTTAAAGTACCATCTACATAAACACTTAAAGTCAAAGAACTACCGTTAGGAAATTGCCTACTTGAATAAGGCATTGACGATATTATAAATTGACTAAAATAAGCATTATAAGGAACAGGAATACCACCATAAGCAAAAGGAAATGTAGTTGTTGACGATGTTTCGTAAAGCGTATAAGTATTAATACCACTTATATAGTGTCGCCACGTAACACTAATTTTTTCACTTACATAACCTCTTTTAACGCTGTCCTTACTTATTGCGTTTGATATATTGCCTCTCATCTAGTAGGTTTTTTTCTTTCTTTTTTAAATAAGCCATCAACTTATTTATATTTTTCTTTTTTGGTTTATAACCTATAGTACCCATCCACTAAAGCTTGCATCTCTATCTGGATATATATCCCCATTACTGTTTGATAAATACTCAGGAAATTGGTTTTGATTAAAACTCATGTAAGATATAAATCTCTCAGTATAATACTGGGCTAAATTTCTTTCTTTTTCAATTAAAAAGTCTACTTCAGTTTTTGGAACACTTTCAGATTGATCTGACGTATGCTTATAAACTCCTTTATTAGAAATAGTATATGCACTAAAAGGTAGATATTCTACCATAGCCCAGTGAATTACCATTGGCTTAACATAATTATTAACCAACGACAAATAATCACCAGTTAAATTAGAAGCTATAATATCATTTGAAATTTTATCAAAAAGCTCTGTTCCTAAATAATTTTGAATATGTATATCTTGTGCAATCTTAATAAACTGTACAAATTTATCAGTATCAACGTTCCCGTTCATAGCGGTAAATTTTACAATATCTTTTCTTGTTATAAATAATGCTTCAGCCATTTTTATTGTGGGTTTTTATAGCCTCTATTAGGCATTTGAAATGGAATAGTTGCTACTTCTTTTGGATTAGTATCGTATCTTGCATCTTTTCTATCATCTACTGGTAAACTAGTTATAATACGTCTTGCTTGTCCAACTGATATTTTCTTATTATTTTTCTTTAAATATATTTTACGTTCCCAAGCATGCTTACAGTTTGGACCTCCTTTATATAACCATATAGAATATGATTCCGTACCATCTGGACCAAATCCAGCATTATTAGTTAATTCACCTTGGAGATCTTCGTATCTATATACTTTTTTAGCTGATACCATTTTTTTGCAAAATTCCCTACTATTTGGTGATGTATCTAAAGGTGCATATTGATAACGTATTCTAAACAACTCAGTATCTTGTTCTTTTGATTTTTTATTCGGTGAGCTTTTAATTACTGTAGCAAATTTTAAAAGATTATGAATTTTACTCTCGTCTTCACCAGCAGGTTGTGAATCTATTAATGTCCAACCTTCTAAATCTTCATCTTCTCCTGATTCCTTAATAGAATCAAATACTTTATTATCTAATGTATCTTGATCTTGTTTAGATAATTTTACTCCAGTTTCCTCTTCCTTTGTTTCTTTGTCTACATCTTGATCTATTTCAATCAACTCAAGAGGTTGTAGTGTCTTAAAATATAAGTTTAATGAAATACCATTAACTGCTAAAATAGAGTCAAAGCAATCAATTAGAAGGCCTTGATAGTTTTTTATTACTATATTATCAAATAATAAGTTTGCAGTTTTGATTTCATCTGCATTATTACCTAAACCACCATTGTTATCTTTAACCCCAATTAATAATGGAGAAGTAACTCTGTGTGCAATTATAAGTTTCTTAACACACTCATTAGAAAGGTACTCATAATGTTGAGGTGCGTCATTTAAAGGCACATCATCAATAGTTGTTTTTGATTCTGCATTATTATTAAATGCTACAATTACTTTTTCTCCTCTAGATCCAGTTAATTTACCTAGTATATCACTTTTAACTTCCATTTGTTTTTCCCTGTCAGGAACACCATTATTAAAGTTAACTACTTTAGTACCACTAAATCCACATTGCACTTCGTTAATTAAATAGTCTGCAATTTCCTCTTCAAGTTCAGCATAAGCTAATCCACCTTGATAATCTACAGGTACTACATAATCAAAACCTGATACATATCTTTTAATTATTTTTATTTCAGATTCTTTTCCGTTGCCACAACCAAATGCTGGGATCCTTTTAGGCTTATCTGAGGGCTTTAATTTAGTCCAGTCATGATAATAATAATAAGCTTCTATTTTGCCTTCCTCGTTGCACTTTTCTGGCCTTAGAGTTTGTCTTGGGAAGTGTTCTGCTTTATGTACTTTGCCATTTTTATAAAGAATCTGCATTGAACCCTCTCCTAAAAGCTTTAAATCAAATACTGTTCTCCTAACATCTTCATTTGAAAATATGGATTTCATTTGAGCATACTGATTTGGTTTTTTACTACTATTACTAGCATCTAAACCTTTGCCATATATCATGTTTGTTACTCCATTGATAATAGCATTATTTGTTGCACTTCCTGAATATCGATCTATAAGATATTGATAATAATCATTGTTGGTACCATAATTAACCCAATCTTTATATTTGTTCTCTGTTATTTCAGGCCTATTATATTGCGCTAAATTTATTATATGTAAATTTTCCATATTATATTACTATAAATTCGTTATCCGTTTCATTAGTCTTAGTGTTTTCATCCGTCCAATTAGTTAAAGGCTTAGTCCAGTAATTGCCAGTAGCTTTATTTGTACAAAATATTTTGTCTAAAAATATTACTTCATTATTTTTTTCAATTGTAAGCATATAAAATTGATCTTCTATTAACGTAAAAACATCAGAATAAGAATTGTAATAACTTATAGAATCAAAAGTTGAAGTTGTTTGAGAATAAATTTCTTTATTTTGTATTTCACTAAATATAGATACTTTATAAATAGGATCTAAAGAAGGCACATATTCTCTTGGAATAAAATCAAATGCTTGAGTTTCTGTTGTACTTTTTAATACTATCATATTAATACAATAATAAAAATTAGTTTTTGTTATATAAAAAAAAGGGTAACCATTATAGCTACCCTTTTCCTAAACAATTAAAATTAACTACTAAAAGTCAGTTCCTCCAGTAACGGTAATTGTTGTAGTTCCAACTTGGATTTGCGTGTCACTAACAGAATCAACATTTATAAAGTTTGCTAATGTTTTTTCCTGTGCAGCAAAGGTTAAAGTATATCCTGAAAGATCTCCCATTCCAGCTCCACTTACCATACTTCCTCCAGTTAGTTCAGCCCCGAATTCACGACCTACTAAAAAGAAGTTTCCATTGTGATCTTCTACAATAATTTGTGGACGACCATAAGCCATCAACTTTATTTCTTTGTTATCAGCAGCAGATAATTTCTTTAAACTTAAATTTAAAGTTTGATCAAATACAGAAGTTCCATTTTCTCTTGAGCTAGTGATAGCACCTTCGAAAGATGAAGTTCCTCTTAAATCATATCTAAATACTGTAGCTGTTGTTGAATCAAAATTTTCAATTGAATCATCAGCAGTTTCTATTGTCGAAGCATTTAAATCTCCGAATGCAGTAGAAAAGTACGCCGCTTTCAGTCCCCCAACTGAGTCTTTACACGGTTCAATTCTACCTTTTGTTAAAGGACAAGCCATAGTTTTTAAGGTTTTAAATAAAAAAAGGGCTGGGTAAATTTCCCAACCCCTTTTCTAAAATTAATTAATTAGTTATTAAGAATAAAGAACAATATCAGATCCAATTCCGTATTGTACTCCAGCAGTAAATCTCATGATTACTCTTACATTTTGAGAACCATCAAGATCAGCCATATCTAAAACTTTTACTTCTTGAGAATCTGATAATAACCCAGTTCCAAAATAAAGGTTAGAAGTTTCAGCAGCAACTGCGTGATCATCTGCAAGTCCGTTAGCTACAAATAATGGTACTCCTTGGAAGTTCATGTTAGTCATTCCGTCGTTGAATAACTCTCTGTAACCTAAAGCAGCTTGTGCAGCGATATAAGACTTAGCAATGTTTTGAGAAATATAGATTTTTAAATCTTCTTTTCCATAAACAGTGTTAGGAATAGCATCAAGAATTTTCTGAAGCTCAGCAATAACATTTCCTGCATTTACAGTTGTTCCTACTACGTCTACAACAGTTGCATCAGCAGTTAACTGAGGAACAAATCCGTCAAATTCTCCTGCAGTTGCAGTAGCACCTTCCCAGATGTTGTTTTCAGTTTTTTCAGCAACTTTTCCAGCTACGTGAGCAATTAAGAATTCAGCAAAAGATGGAGGCAAAGTGTCAAATGCAGAATATCCCATTTGTACAGCTTCCCAATCCGAACGGAAATCTGATTTACATAAAGTAAGATTTACTTGGAATTCCTCTGGTTGAAGGATTCTTTCTGTTAAAGTAACAGTTCCTGCATCAGTGTAGTCACAAGTTCCATCGACGATTAATGAAGCAGTATCAACTTTCTTGATTACTTCTTTAAACTTTACGTTTGGTTTAACTTCTACTCCACCTTTTTCAATTGTTACGCCACTTAATAAAGCAGCTGAAATGTACTTTCCTGCAAATTCTCCTGCATAAGTACTAGTGATTGTTGGTTGGTTTGGCATTTTTTAAATATTTATAAGTTAGCGATTTTATTTAATACTCTATCTCTAGTAGTTAGAGTTTTCTTTTGACTGAATAAGTTATGTGATACTTGTTCAGATTTACTTTCAGGTGAGTGAGATACTTTCTCAACAGTTTCTGATAGTTCAGTTTTTTCTTGAGCAGCAAGTTCCTCAGTCATAAGGTTTCCTAAGTCTTCTGCACTCATTTCCTCTTTAGGTTCTAATAAAGCTTTGATCTCTTCAATCATAGATTTTACTTCAGCAAGTTCTTCTTTAGTAGCATACTTTGCTTCTACTTCTTCAACTTCTTCTTCAGCAGCTTCAACTTCCTCTTCAGTAGCTTCAGTTTCTTCTTCTACTTCCTCAGCTTCTGCTTCTTTAATTTCACCTATAATACCTTCTTCAGCAACTACTAAGATCATTCCATCTTCCATTGTGTAGTCTCCTACTGGTAATGCAACTCTCTCATCTTCTGTTACTATAAAGATTTCTTTCCCTGCTTCAAAGCTTTCAGCTTCAATAACAGTTCCGTTATCAAGTTTAGCTTTAGCTAGCTCGATTTCAGTAGCTTCCATTCCTAAAAGCTCTTTTACTTGGTTTATCATTTCGTTAGGTTTCATATTGTTATATTAAATTTGCTTAGATACCTGTTTCATCGTTTGTCTCAAAGAACTTATTTGTTTATCAATTTGAGATATAACTTGGCCGGCTTTATTATAGTCACCCATTGAAGATGGATCTACACCAAGATCTTCACTTGCTTTTTCTATTGCATCCATAAAAGCTTCAACGTCTCTCTTATCTTCAGTAGCTTGTTCTATTCTTATCTTTGATTCTTTCCACACTTTATTTAGTACCTGTAAAATGTCTTCCAGCCTCAATTCGTCCATATCGACGTCTTCTTGAAAGGAACTTACGTCGTTTTTAAATATTTCCAATTGTTTACTTAAAGACTTTACCTCATCTTTTTTATTTTCTAGGTTTTTTTCAGTTGTGGATATTCTTTCATTTAATCCATTTATCTCGAGATTACCATTATCGATTTCATCTTCAATTCCTTTTACTTCCTTAGATTCTCTTGTTAAAAAATCGTCATTACGTTGCATAATTGACAATGTCCCTTTTAAGTCATTTAATGATCTAGACAGGTCACTAACTAAACTTAACTCTACTTTTTCAGTAGATAAATCTAATTTTTTTTCTGAAAAAAGCTTTTTAGCGATTTTTTTAGTTGTTGGATTCATATTATTATAATAGTTTTTAAGTTGGTTTGTTATATTTTCTGTTTTATTATGCTTTCTTTTGGATTATGAACCATTGTAAACCGTCACTCCAAACTTGAATACCTTCGTATGCTTTATTAATTAAATAAGCAGCCGATGAACCATCTAAGGTATCGCTACCTATTGGTGTTAATTCCGTTCTTGTAGAAGTTGCATAACCACCATTAGATATAATTCTAATAATTCTATTTGTACTACTAGCAGCAGTAGGTAAGTTTAAAACTTGCGTTCCATTTGCACCACTCCAAGAAAGTTTAATTAGTATTGAGTTTTGATATACTGCATCGCTTAAATTCACAGTAACATCTGGTTGAACAGTTAAATTTGTAGGTATTAAATAATTGTCAATTTGGTTTAATGTAGTTTGTTTAGTAGTTCCATTCTGAACTATTGCAAATAATTCTCCACCTTGTAGTTCAGTTGCTATTGGTAATTCGCTTATTTTATAGTTAGCCATTATCTTTTTATTTTAAAATTATTTTCTTGTAGTATTAAATCCCCGTTTTCTTGTGCTAAAAAATACTCTTTAGTTCCTTCTATTGATCCAATACCTTGTGCTTGATAACTACCATTACAACATTTTCTTGAGTACGTGTTGTCTTTACATAAACAAGCTCTTTTGTCATTATTTGGACTACTATAGTATCTTCGAGCCATATCAGTCTTTGTTTATTTGTTTTAATTTAGATTCTGCCCACGTTTTAGCTGATTTACCACCCCATAATAAAAAAGATATAGTTCCACAGGCTTCATTGTCTCCTGGTTTATAATAAGCTTCTGCTCTTGATAAATAAGAGTACATCCTCTTTATAGTTTCTTCGCTTATAGGTTTTCCTTGAGCTAATTGTTGTGCTCTTACTTTTCCAACTTGTGTAGCACATTTATTATTTACCGCTTCATTAAGCTTTAAACCTCTTTTAGCGTTATTTTTAACTGAATCTGGATAATCACTATATGATTCTAGTTCTAAATTATTATCTTCTTTTAAAACGTTTTTAATTTCATTTAATAAATACTCTGCTTCCTCTTCTTCGATGGCTGCTAATTCGTCTTTTATAGTAGAATCTTTAGGTCTTTGCATTTTATCAGCAAAATATCCTTCAATACTAAAACCTTTTACCTTTCCAGTTTTTACAAAATCATTCCAAATCTCGTCATTGTTAACTTTCATAGATACCATCCAAGTTCCTAAGGGTACTTCTAAGCCATACTTTTTAGTTTTATCATGTGTAACATCTTCTACTAACCAAGACTCCACTACGGATAACCCTGTTAATGGTAGTTGGTGTTCTAGTGTAGAATTGTTTTGATTTCCACGCATTAAAAATAATTCACTTGCTTTTTTAACAGTTCCTTTTGAAAAATAAATATAATATTCCTTTTCTTCGTTACGTCTATAAATTGGTTTATTTGGTATCAAAGCTGGACCCATTAATATCCGCTTCTCACTATCAATTTCAGCTAATTTTATTTCTTGATTTTTTAAAGCAACAAAATCGGATTCTATTGCTGGAGATTCTACAACTGATATTGCATCAATTCCTGATTCTAAATTTTCTTCGTCTATAAATAGTTCTACTATATCCATATTATTACAATAATTTTTAATGTTATTTGTTATATTGAAGCTCCTTCTACTATATTGTTCTGTAAACTCTGTGCTGAAGTAACATCATTTGCAACAACATAAGCTTGTACTGGTTCTTGTGTTTGACCTGCAACAGCCTCAGATAATACACTTGTTTGACTTGCTCCAACTACGTTAAAAGAAGGAGGTGCTGGTGAAGATGTTGGAACAGATGGGGGAGCGGATGGTCCACTTGTGCTTCCACCACCTAAAGATCCCGCAACTGAATTAGACTTAGATACAGCTTGCTTTATTGCTGAAAAAATTGATACAGCTTGAATACCATAACCTATTAACAATGGTATGTTTTGTGGAAAACCAACCGATGCGGTTTTAGCAGTACCAGCAGCAACAGCAGCAGATGATTCAGCAGCTTTTAAACTTGAAAATGTTATAGTTTTCTTTGCTTGCATTAACATCTCTTTAGCGTTTGTTAATTCTCTAAATATCAAAGCAGCTCTTCCAACTGTACTTTCTGCATTTACTAATCCAATAATAGCATCAGTAGCAGCTTTCTTAGCATTAACCCTTTCTTGTTCAAGTCCTTTTATTCTTTCGTTGTTCTCCTCTTGTTTAGCTAAATCTTCCTCGTTAAAACCATCATTTAATTCTTTTAATTGTGACTTATATAAACCCTCCGCTTCCAATAACAAAGCATCCTTTTCAATTTTGTCTGTTACCTCTCTGTCTATTAATTCTTTTTTAGCCTCATAGTCGTTTAAAAGTTCTTGTCTTTCTATCTCTCTTTCTGATTTGCCTATTAAAGCTATTTCTTGGGCTATTTCTTTTTGTTCTCTTAATAGTGAGTTAGTATTGGTTTGTTGTTCACTTCTAAAACCTGTTATTTGAGCCTCAATACCTGCTTGCTCATTTAAAGCTTCTTGATATGCTTTTTGCAATTCAATACTTTCTTTGTTTTTGTCTAACTCTACTTTCGCTCTTTCAACCGCTATTGCAGCATTTGCTTGCATTGCTTTTTCTTGCTCATCTAAAACTAAAGCTAAATCTTCATTTGCTTTTATTCTTTCCTCAATGCTTTTAGATTCGTCATCTCTAGTTTGTCTAAGTAGTTCTGCTTGTCTGTCATACTCTTCAATTAAACCTTGGTTTTTAACCATAGCTAATTCAGCTTGCTTTGCTAGTTCTACATTTGCTTGTGCTGATTTCAATGTCTCAGTAGCATAATCAGTAACTGCAGTTGTTATAGATTTAACACCTTCTGTAATTTTATTTGCTGAATCATCAACACCTGTAAATACATCAACCATTTCTTTGCCTGCATCTTTAACAGAATCAATAGCACCTGCAAAGTCACGTTCAAATAGTTTTTTAAGAGCTGTACCTAAGTAGCCCACTACTTCTAACATTGAATTAAATCTTTCAATTATATTAGCCTGTATTAACTTACCTAGATCTTTAATAGAACCTAAAGGGTCTTCAAATATAGCTTTAAAAAATCCAGTT